TGAGGTTCGCGGCCCCACGCCATAAAGTAGATGTCCGCCAGCGTCGCCTCGGCCACCGGGATTTCGACCAGCCAAGTCACCAAGCCTTCGCGCATGCGGCGGCTGTTGGGGAGCATGGAGTAATTGGCGAAAGCCTGTGCCTGCGCCGATGCCGGGTCGTAATCGACCAGCTTCAAGGCCATGCCGACACCTTTGACAAGGCCGATGCAGTCACAGCCAGCCCCTTTGACCGAGGCTTGGTGATGAAAAGGTGTGTCGAGCCATGCGCGGGCTTCGGCAACCGCATCCATGCGTGTGGGTTTATTTTCCATCGGGATAACTCAAAACAGCGTCCGTGCCGGGAACATGCGGTTCACCGCGAAAGTTCACGGCGTTGTTGTATTTGGCGCAACAGGTCGAGAATGCTTTGTCGCATCCGGGCTGAACGGCATAGCCATCACCCACCGCGATTTCGGATGGCATGGGCAGGAACAATTCAAAGACCCCAGCCGCATAGGAGCGAACTTCCATCTTGCGGCCTGTATTTGCGCCGCTTGTCCAAGTGATAAGCCCGCCCGTCCAGTAATCGTTGGCCTCGGTTCGGGCGGTGTCCGTGAAGCTGTAGCGGCTTGCCGCGCCGGAGCTTTGCGTAGGCGGGTCTTCCGTTGCCGTGACCGCGCTGGCCACCGTCAGCGCCGCCAGATCGATCTTGCAGCGTGTATCGCCCAGATCGGCGCGGCAGTTTGGCGTGTAAAGCTCGCCAATCTGCTGCGACAGAGCCTGCGTCAGCCCCCGCAATTCGGCTTTGAAGACAGTATCTTTAAGCTCGACCTGTCCGATCGTGCCGCGCTTCATGATGATCTTGCCTTGTGATAGGGCGTTCCAGTTGACCAGAAAGATCAACACTTCGGCATTGTCCCAAATCCCCGCCCGCAGGTCGGGCGCGGCCAGCGCCTCGCTGTCGAGCGCGCTTTCGATGTCGAGGTTATCAACCGACAAGTCCGAAATCGTATGAATGGCGGAGCGCGTGTAGCCAGTCCGCGCTTCATAAACGACGCCATCGACGGTCAAGTTTTTGTCAAAGTCGGTGAAGCCGAATACAACGCCGTCTTTGCGCGTGACTTTCCAACAGGTCGCAAGCGTGGTCGTCTCGCCCGCAATATGCGCGGCAAGCTGGGATGTGGCTGTTTTCATGGGCTAAACGCGGATCTCGATAACGGGAATGTCCGACCATTGGTGCAGGTCGAATTGCTCGATGCTGACGGCCATGCTGTCGGTGTCGAAACGCACAGGCACGTCAAACTCAAAATCTGCCGTGACAGCCACGCCTTGCGCCGGGGCAATATTGAAAGTCAAAAGACCCGTGGCCGTATTGATCGACCAGCCGGATGTTTGTTTGACCCCACCGAGGTACGGCACAAGCGTGCCTAAAACGGGCTTGGTAATCGTGCGGGTCTCGCCGCCCGCGCCGGAGGTGTAGCTTTTGACAAGTTGAAAAGCCTTCGTCGCCCCATCGCCTGTGCCGATAGCTTGGGCGGTCGCCTTATAATCTGTCCAGTCCTTAAACCTGAATCCATAGACGCGGCCCTTGCGCGCACGGAAGAAGGCAATCAACGTATTGAGTTGCGCTTGGTGCTTCAGGCCAGAGGCCACATTCCATTTCAGCCGCCCGGTTGACCAGTTGGCGTTTCGCTGCTCGTAACCGGAAGCCATCGAGACGACCGAGGTCAAATATTCCGGTCCGCCCGTCGCGCCATAAGCGATGTCGGGTGGAAACTGGACTTCATGGAAGGTCATTGTGTCCTCGGCAACAGCTAGTCGGCGGCCATCGTTTTAATCAGAGAAACAATCTTCTCACGCTGTTTCTTGTCGGGAACGGCGTAATAGGCGCGCACCAACGTCAAGGTTTCGCGGTTATGAAATCTCTCTTCGTTTATCTCTGGCTCGGATGTTTTTCCTTGCCCGTCCATTTCATCAAAAAAATACGAGACCGGGACGTAAAGCAAATGTGCAAACTGATAAAGGCGGCTTGCGCCCATGCGGTTAATGCCGCGTTCGTATTTCTGCACCTGTTGAAACGAAACCCCGACTGCCGACCCAAGCTGTTCTTGGCTCATGCCCACGAGCGCGCGGCGCACACGTAGCCTTGCGCCAACATGGGCATCGACGGGGTCGATCTGCCCTTTGCGGCGGCTTCCAAAAACCATATCTTGCATGATTCTTTCAATGACTCTTTTCGATTTTTCTGAATCGCAAACTGACACCCACCGCCAAAACGAGGATGATAAGCAAGATCAGAATTGTGGGATTGCCAAAATAGGCTTTAAGAAAGTTGGCGCAGAGTTGCCAAAAGCTGATGTCGTCCATCGCGTAATCCTTCCGGTTCGTGGTTATCGACCAGCGGCAAATTCCGCTGGTCGCCGGAGGTTCAAAACCGACACAAGGACGGCGCGATACTCTTTACCCTTACGGGCTGGACATACAGCATCGCCCCCCGGCGTTAAGCCGAAAGGCGACATCCTTATACGGATGATGTCATACCGCTTGTGTGGAGTTTTGAAGCTCCATGAAGGCAGATGTATGATATCTGCTTCCATGTGTGCCAGAATGGCCTTAAGTCCTTTTCAGGTCAACAAAATTAAGCGTTTCTGCGGTGTTAAGGCCTATAAATTGCGCCGCGCTCGGTTGATTCCGCGTGCCGCTTCCGCCGAAATCTGGCTTTGACTGGCGCGGAAGCTGTTGGCATCCGGGGTCGAGATGTTCATGACCAGATTAACGCCTGTTCCCCGGCGCTGCCTGTCTTTTCTGGAAATGACTTCCTCGCCGCGCTGAAGGATGGCGGGAACCTCGTCGGGTTTAAGGCCTGCGATGCCGCCGCCGTGGTAACGCGGTGCTCCGGCAAACACAAAGGCCGGAACTTGCCGCGAGGGGGCCATTTCGCCCGCCACGCCGCCTTCATGAAAGATCGAGCCAAACAGCGAATCCATAAAGCCGCCGCTTTCCATGCTGCCGCTCATCCATTTGGCCAGCGGCCCCGTAATGGATTGCTGCACAAGCATGCGCGTGATGTCGGCGACGACGCTGTTGGCAAGGTCATTCAGGCTGCTCAGGCTAAACTCGCCTTTCGTAACCATGTTCACGATGGAATCCTCGGTCGCCTTCATCGCATCTGAAAAAGCCTTCTCGACCGCTTGCGCCGTGTTTTCGCTTTCCTTCTGATAGGCGCGAAGAGCGCGGATCGCGCCGGACTCTGCATCCGTGCGCCCAGCCAACAGAGTTTCATCGGCTTTGCTTTTGGCCTTGTTGAACACCTCTTGGCTGATCGCGCCCGCGTTCAACATTTCCGTCAGATGCGCGATCTGGTCGGCGTAGGCTGCCGTCGAGGATTTGTCGCTGTCGGTAAGCTGCTTGCCTTCATCTTTCAACTTTTCCAGCTTTTCGCGCGCTTGGATTTGGTCATAGGTCGCGGCGGCGAGTTTCTTGGTTTGGTCAATCTCGTCCTGCGTCGCGCCTTTCGGCAGGCGCGAGAGATACTCATCGACAAAAGCCTGCCGTTTATCGGTTGTCTTTTCGATCTGGCGCGTCAGATCATCGAGAACCTTTTTCGTATCGGCGAAAGTCTTTTGATCGAACAGTTCTCCCGCCAACGCGCGCGTGCGGGCTTTTTCAGCTTCGCCTGCCTTGTCTGAAAGGCGACTGACGGCCTGATCGATAAAGGCCTGCCGCTCGTTCACCACGCCCAAAAGCTGGCGTTTCAGATCATCGATAACCTTCTGATTGGCCTCTGCCGCTTTCTGCGCCGCTTCGTTGATCGGCTTTTGCACAGCCTCGGTCTGGCGGCGGGCAAGCTCTTCGGCCTGCGTGATCGACGCATCGATGTCGTTGCCGTTGCTGTTGTCCTTCTCGCGCAAGCCCTCAAGACGCTGCTTGGTTTTGGCAAGCTCGTCGTTGATCTTGGCGATTTTTTCGGCGGGATCATCGACCAGTTTCGCCAAAGCCTCATCAATACCCTTGCGGGCTGTAAGGAGTTGATCGGCGCGGCCTTCCTTTTCGGCAGCAGCGCGTCCGGCCTCGGCCTTGGCGCGTTCGTCGGCTTCGGCTTGCTCGGCTTTTGTCAGCCGTTCAATTTCCGCCCTTAATTCAGCAGCCTTCTTTTTCCGGTATTCCGTGTTGTCCTTGTAAAGGGGCTGGACAGCGGGCGGCAGGTTTTGAAGCCATTCCAGTTCCTTTTGAACGTCCGCCAGTTCGTTTTTGGCCTTTTGCAGCTGCACGTCGAGCGGCGCTTTGCTGACCCACTCGATGGTAGTCTCGAAGGTCGAGGCCAGCGTGTTAAGAACAGACTGCGCCGTTCCGCCCACGGTTTCGGTTTGGCCGATGGCCTTGAGCATATCGCCCCACGCCACGGCCAGCCGGTGCGTGGCTCCGGTCAGGCCTTGCGTTTCGGCCTGACCCGCGCCGCCGACCTGTTCTTGCAAGGCGGCAAGAATGAGTTTTTGCGCCTCAGCCTTTTGCCCCGTTTCGACCAGCGTCTTGATGACGTCCTTTTGCGAATCCGAAAAAGACACGCCCACGCGCTTTAAAGCGGTCAGGCCTTCAATCGGATCCTCCAGAGCCTTGCCCAGCTGCGTGGCCGAAGACGTGATGTCTTGCCCGAATACGGCGGACATATCTTGCGCCAAATGAATGGCCTGCTTGAACGTATCGCCGGAAACGGAGCGAAACGTCGCCATGATCGCAGCCGCGCTTTTGACAGCCTCCGCGCTGGTCAGCGTGGAATGCTCCATATCCTCGGCCATTTCGGCGATTTCTTTGCCTGTCAGGCCGGAGGCATAGCCCGTAGCTTTCAAAACGCCTTGTAGACGGTTGAAGGTCTGCTCGGCCAGCGCCGCTTCCTCATAGCTTTGCTTGAAAATCAGGGCCAAGCCGCCAACGGCTGCCCCCGCCGCGATGCCCGCAGGCCCCAACGCGGCCAACCCAGCGCCCAGCGGCCCCATTTGGCTAGAAAGGCCAATGGCCGCGCCTTTCACGTCATTGGCGGCGGCGTTCAGAGCAACAAGCGCCTTTGAAGCGGGTTGGCCTGCCAGCGTGATGCGCTGCAAAGACTTCTCGCCGGACTCGCCGATTTCTTTCAGCTCGGCCTTGACCTTGCCGCCCTCCATAACGGACAGGCGAATGGCGAGATTGCGTTCAGGCATTACTTTAAGCCCTCATTAACTTTTGCGTTGATTGCCGAAACCATGCCGGACTCGCAAGCGGGAAGAAGTTCGACCATGCTGGACGCATCGTGGCCCAGCGCATCCGCGATCTTCAGCGCGGCGTTCATATCAAGGCCAAGGATGATAATTTGCGCGGTGCGAAGCTGGCCCGCACAGCGCAGCGCCACATCCCATGCTTCCCAGCCTTCCATTGTTTGAGGCTCGTTCGCGCAATAGGGGCAAAGCTCGCCATCTTTGTTGGCTTCTCCCTTACTGCATGGAAGCCCCGCATCCGCGCAGGAGGCGCAGTATTCCGGCCCGCCGCCGAAGTGCCATTTACAGCGGGCCTCTAGCCGTTTTTTTCCTGTTCCAGAATGAGCGTGGGACCGAGATAAAGACGCTCGAAAGCGTCCGCGATAGGCCACAGATCCATGAGCGCCCCGATGGCGTCAGGCGTGATATCGGCGGGCTTGTCTTCGCTGTCGCCGATGCCTTCCCATGCGATGATCGCCAGTTCGGCCAGTTTCTTGATGAGCGTGGCGCTGCGTGTGCCTGCATCCTCGGCATTCTCTTTGAGCGCCGTGACTCGCGCTGCCATAACAAGCGCGGTCGTAGCGGGGCGAACTTGCACGCGCACGCCGTGGCCAAGGTCGAGCCAGTACGGCTCGCGTTTCAAGTCAAGACGGATCATTAGGCGTAATCCTCCACATCGTTGGTCAGGGTAACAGTCAGCATTTTCCCAGCGTCGGGCTTCGCGGCCTGCCAGTTGAAGCTAGCCTGAACGCCACCGGGGCCGGTAATGGATAGTTTGGGCTTCGGCAGATAAACCTCATGCGCCGTGAAAATCAGCGAACGATTTGCGTCGATGACGTAGCCGAACTCTAACTCCACAGGCGTGTTGTTGGTGGCCGCGTCGATCAAAGTCGTGTCCGCAAAGCGTACGTCGATGGATCCGGTTAATCCGGCAATGGTCGGATCGGCCCCATCGATCTTGCCGTCCGAGCGGATGGTTTCGATCTTTTCCAGATTGTTGGTGTAGGTCAGCTGCGCGCCTGTGACGTTGCCAAGCTGTGTGCCGTCCTTTTTGACGCTGCCTTGGAACTGGTTGAAGCGTGTTATCGTCGCAACCGTGGGAACGCCGCCCGCGCTGGCTGCCGCACGGCTTTCGCCTTGCGCGATGCAGTTCAACGTCGCGTTTGCGCCGCCCGACCGGGCAAAGGTCAATTGCATGGAATTGACCCGCACGCCCATGTTCATGAAGAACGCTGAGGCTTCCGGCATGCCGACTTCGAGCGACAGGCTAGGCAACGCAGCGAAACCAGAGACATACTTGTGAACGTAAGGACCTGCGCCTGTCGTCGTCGGCGCGCCGAGCAAGCCTTTCAGCCAATGCCCGAAATGACGCATATCGACAGGCACAACCACATCGCCATCGACGTTGATCACGTCGCGCATGGGCTGTGCCGGGTCGCGGCCTTGGCCCAATAGGTCAGATGCAATCAGGTTCTGTTCAGACCCCAACGCCGACGAGACGAATGGAAACTTGATGTAGTTTCCCGCAGGCGGTGTTCCGTAGGCCGCTTCAAAAGAGCCCAATAGCTGGGCGTTCGCGCCATAGGCACGTGCCATGATAAACCTCCATTGTGAGAGAAAATCAGCCGAGTTGGCTGTCGGTGATGTAGATAAGCTCGATGGGAATGATCGCTGCTTTGACAGAAGCCGCGCCCTCGATGGCGAGACTGCTGGTATCGGGCGACAAAGGCGTTACGCGGTCGCAAAGCCCACCCAAGGTTTCATCGACGGCCACCGCCGCCGCGATTTTCTGAAACAGCTCGTCTAAAAGCACGTCCCGCCGCGCGGCGTTCGCATGTTGAACGATAACTTCAAGTGTTGCGGTATGGGTCCAATAGTAAGAAAGCGGCGAAAGGATCGCTTCTGGCTCACCGGGATCGCCATCGCGCAGGATGAGCAAGCCACCCGCCGGAACCTTTTCCGGCAAAGGCTCGTTTCGTAGGTGGTTGGGGCCATTGATGGTCTGGATTGTCGCAAAAAGCGACTGAAGGATGGTCTCTCGTTTGGTCATGACTGCCCGGATCCTTCGCTCCAATTCTGAATGACGAGGTTTGGCAAGCGGTCGGTCCATTTGTTAGCGGCGCTGTCGATGTCGAAGTGTTTACGCAAAGTCACCTGCGGGACCAAAATGAAGATCGGAACTGTTGTCAGGCCACGTCCTGTCCGCATGACAGAGGCACTGGCCGGAGAAAAACCGCCGCGCTTGCTCCTACGGGCGCGCATGTTGTCTGCCACCAAAAGGGAGACCGCGCCGCGCCGATAGACAAACCGCAAGTGTATGCCATGGGCCTGTTCCCAAAGTCCGGGCGTGATGCGCTTGCCCATCGCATATTTGCCTGCGGCCTCTGTCGGAATGGCCAGAAAGAACCCGTGGCTAGACCGGATGGTCACGCCCGTACCAAAAACGCGCACAATCTCCGGCGCTTTGCTCCAAACGAAGCCAGCCGCATTCAGGCTTGCGCCGCCTTTGGGATAAACCTGTCCGCGCCATGTGTTGGCCAGTTTCTGGCCAAGGCCCACGCTTGAAATCTGGTTGCGAAGTTCGGACTTAAGGCCGTCCGTGGCCTGCCTAACACCGGAAGAAACGGCGCGCTCCGCTGTTTTCAGCTCATCGGCCATCATTTTCTTCAAGTCGCCCTGAAGTGCGGCCAGCAGGCGCACGCTCATTCGACTACCGCCATGTTGAGTGTCCAAATCAGCCGCTCGCGGTCGGCGGTCGGTTCGGATTGGATGGCATAAGTCACGCCATCCACCGTCATTTGGTCGCCGATAGCGGGATGCGGAACGTCTGCGGCCTGAATATCGAATAAAGACGTTTCAGCATGGATCTGCCCACCGCCAAAGGCCGTCAGTGTGTCCGGCTGCTTGGCGATGGTGCGGATCTTAAAAGTCTCGGACGCGCCAAGAGGCAGATACGCGGCGTCCTTTGCCAGAATTGGATCGGCAAAGAGCGCCGCGATCATGCCTTCAAAGCCCATCTTACGCCCCCACCTTAAGCTGAGGCCTTTCCGCGCATCAGCACCTTGGGACGGGTGCAGATCGGAAGCGGGTTCGCCTGCGTGTGCAGCTTCACCCACCGCCCGAACTCGTCGTCCACCGCTTGCTTGGCATAACGCGGCAAGCCAATGGTGTTGACGGTTTCGACGAAATCGGCGGGCGCATTGTACTGGCGGAACAGACCTTGCGCCCCGACAGGGAAGAAATGCACTTCGCCGTCCGCAATCGAGCATTTGTCGGACCCACGATATTCCTCGAATACGATGCCTGCATAGTCGAACTGCCCGCGCGCCTGTCCCG